TGTTTCAATCCATACTCTAGCACCACAAGACAGTGGTTTATCAGGACTATATATAATTTTAGAAGGTCCTTCTATTTTTACTTCATGAGCATAATTGTTTGAGTTAGAGGTTTTAACTGTAATCACAGGTTCTTTAACATTATTTTTTATATTAGATCTAATCTTATGTTGATTTATATGTATTCTTTTTTTCATTTATTTACCTGCCTCTCCCCAGTTATCTCCTAATTCTACATCAACTTTACTTGGTACTAAAAGTTCAACACATGTTTCCATGATTTCTTTAATTTTTTTAGAATCTTTACCACACTTACCTACACTAAAATCTAATTCATCATGGACTTGTATATGTGCAAGATAACCTTCTTTATGTAATTCTACCATAGCTTTCTTAGTTTGGTCTGCAGCTGATCCTTGAATTAATCTATTTAATGATTTGTATGTCCAGGCTCTTTTAATTGTATGTTCACCATACTCTCTTTGAGCGTCAACAAGCGGTAATGCTTTTGATCCCCATTCATTTGTTGGTTCCCATAAATCAAAACGACATCTTCTACCAAGAAGAGTTCTAAGAAAACCTTTCTTACCAGCGGATGCCATTGTTCTATTCATCAATTGTTTTACAAAAGGTACGCGCTCATGATACGTAGCTAATAAGTCTGATGCATCTTCTAGATTTAAACCTAACTGAGACATAAGCTTTCCTTTACCCATGCCATAAAACAATCCTAAATTAATTGTCTTAGCTTGTTTACGATCAATGCCTGCCATGTCACTTACTAGCGTATGAAAATCTGTTTCGGGGTCCGTGGAGTATGCTTCGGCAAAATCTGTAGCACCAGGCAATCCTCCTGTATTACCAGCAGTGAGCGCTGCGTAATGGACTACAAGTCTAGGTTCTTGCTGTGAGTAATCAAAGATACCCCAGTCTTGCCCGTCTTCTGGTATAAAAATAGATCGAATCATAGGGCCAAGAATGGCGTTTCTTGCTGGGATCTGCTGAAGGTTAGGATTACTATAACTGAATCGTCCTGTTACAGTTCCTCCTTGATCAGATCGCATTTGATGTATCTCAGCATGAATACGACCATTGATAGAATGTTTTAAAATCGTATCAATAAAAGTTGTCCTTGCTTTATTTATTTCCCTTGCTTCCACAACCATCTTCGCAAGAGGAGACTGATGACTTGACAAAAAGTTTTTATCAAATTTTGGTTGACCTGTTGGTGTGCGTTCATAAGGAATCTGTAGTGCATCAAATGCTTTTGAAACGCTAGATGCAGCCCATACTTCCACATTGAAACCCGAGAGCTTTTTGATCGAACCCAGGATCTTATTTTCTTGTTTTTGTAAATCACTTTTAATCCTTTCTGCTTTGTCTGTGTCTACTCTTACTCCCTTCATCTTCATCTCGAAGAGAACGGGAAATAAATCTATTTCTAACTCAAATATATTTGTGAGTCCTTGCTTTACAATTTCTTTTTTTAAATGATGCCATAGTCGAAGAGTAACAGCAGCATCTTGTTCTGCATAGTCTCCAACGTGCGAAGCTGGTAGCTTCCACATTTCTGATTTAGGATTTAATCCCCAAGCTTTTGCCGCTTCATAGAGTTGGGTTTCCGCTTTTGACTCTTGTAGATAATCTTTTGCTAATGAGTTTAGATCAAAACGAAACCTGTTCTCGTCCACTAAGGGCGCGGCAATTAAAGTGTCAATGATTTTACCTTTGATGTCAATGTCTAAAGTTTTTAACCAACCCACGTCATAGAAAGCATTGTGAAAAATGTAGTTGACATTGTCGTAAGAACATTGTTTACGCAACCACTTAGCTACAACCTTCTTATCCATGTTGGGCGGTGTTTCGTGGGCAATGGGGTAGTAACCTTGCCACCCGTCTACTGCAATAGCAATACCAATGACTTCACCATCTCTTCTCATGTAGCCAGGGCCACTTGTTTGTATGCCTGGATCTCTTGTTTCTAAGTCAATAGCAATTTCATCATAACCTGATAGATCAGGAAAATGATCGGGCATAACCCATTCACTAGGCATGCGATGAACTTTAGGAAACCAGTTACTTTGTTCTTTCACTAATCTCTCCAGCTATGGCTAAATATGCGGCAGCATCTGTGTAGTTGTCTTGTTTTTGTTTGTGCATTGACCTAGCTACCTTTACCAAGGCCATGCACACTGCTACGTCATGGGCAGATATAGTCTTGCGGAGGAAAGTAGACCATAACGCAGCAATGTTCTCATGGGTTTCTAAAATGTCACCGTAATCTTTATTACGATCATTACTTGTAAGCCTAATGGCTTCTTCTAAAAATTCTTTTGTTTTCATACTTGCCTTTCATAATGAAATATTGGTTCATATTCGAACTGTCCTTGAGTTCTGTGTACAATATGTAATTCTTCTTTAGCTCTTGTTGCTCCTACATAAAATACTCTAGCTTCATCATCTCTGCCTTGCTGACTGTCAATGTAAGAAGAATAAGGTCCATAAGATAGATCTGTTAACAACATAACTTTTTGTCTTTCACCACCTTTAGAAGCATGAATTGTTGATACCTCAATACGAGGCACTGCATCTAATTTATTTCCCGAACGCATGACAGCGCGAAGATACTTAATCTTCTTTTGTAATCCTTTTGAATTTAACATGTCATACCAAGCTATTTCTTTTACACTTACTTCTTTTTCTGTCGTTACTTTAATATAGTCTTTTAGACCAAAATCCGCAATAAGAGTTTCAAGATTAAAAAATCCTTCTGACTTACCTTTAAACACTCCATAATTTCTTTTTATCCTTGTGCTGTCCATATGCTTGTAAATAATATCACATTGAATACCAGAAATTGTTTTTCCGTTCTGTAATTCTGTCCAAGCACGAATGGCTTCTATGTAATTAAAACTAATTACTGATTGTCCGTACCTTTTATATAGCCAACCATACATTTCTAGCGATTCGCACACTTGTTTAACGATTTCGTGCGTTCTACAGAGAATTAACCACTCTCCAGAGGCTAATCCTTGATTTAAGGACCGTACAATATGGGTTTGTCTTTTTCCAGTATGATCCGTTGGCAAATATTGCTTAGGGATGCGTTTTGAGATCGAATTTGCTAACTTTGTAGCTAAATTATGTACTTCGAATGGGATTCTGTAAGATTGTGTCAAAGGAATGATCGTGTTGTTAGATTTTTCATTGGCCATGTCTATAAAATGTTCAATGTCAGCTCCTGCCCATCTAAAAATTGCTTGATCATCATCTCCAGCAACATAAGTTTCTAAAGCTCCTGATTGTTTTTGTATCATGTCAACCACCTTCCATTGTTGTGCAGACAAATCTTGAGCTTCATCTATAAATAAATATTTTAATTGTGGTGGATTTTTCTTTTTTAAGAATTGTGTAAAATAATCTACATACTCGTGCTTGTTCCTGTCAGCTTTAAACTTTCTAAGATCTATTTCCATTTGATGTATCATTTTACGAGCTCCATAGTTGTTTAACTTAGTATCTCTAAATACTTTATCTAATCTGTTCTCATCGTCAGGGTACTTTGCATAAGCTAAATTAATAATGTCTTGGTACTCACTTTTAGCTGTAGGCATGGAAATATCTACACCATTACCTTTACGCATTTTATTGACATATTCGTGGCCCGTGATCCGAGATAACTCACTATAGTCAAAATCATCCATAATACTTTCCTGTGATAGCTGTAGCCTTCTATAAGCTAAGGAATGAAGAGTAGAGAAATATGGAAATAGTACTTTCATAGCTTCTTTATCATAATCTTGCTTAAAACTCTCAGCTATTCTGTCTCTGATCTCTTCTGCTGCTTTTACCGTAAAACTAAAATATCCTACCTCTTTCGAACTGCATAAACCTTCCTCGATAAGAGACTTAACTTTATTTTTGAGGTAGGTTGTTTTTCCTGTGCCTGGCGGTCCTATAACTATGTGTCTATGCATTAGTATGGATCCTCTTCTTTAAAGTCTTTCTCGCTAACTTGATACTCTGTACCTAATATACTGCTAGGTATTTTCCATACATGTTCTGATTTATTAACAACTTTAAGCTTGGCTGTTTTGCCTCCAAACTCAGCAAACATTTTGTATTGATGTGAGTCTGATACTTTATTAAATCTTTTAGCTTTTAGAAAATCTCTAAATACTTGTGGTTTAAAAAAGAAAGCGTCTTCTACTTCAAACACCTGACCTAGTAATACATCCTGTCTATCTTTAGCTCCTTTGTTATTCTCAATAAATATTTGCAACTGAGCCAAGAATTGACCTTTGAATGATACTTCTCCAGGTAGTTGTATAAAATCACCCTCACCCATATTTTTTAATAATCCGTCTACCATGTCTGCCCAAACAGCTGGAGCTACTGGTCTTGGACTTATATCAGCCTGACCTATGCATGCTTTACGATACTCAGCATGACTTGATAATTGATCAACAGTTAAAATAATAACTTTACCATTATGTGTAAGCTCATACATTGGGTTGTCTGATACCCACTTCTTTAAACTTGTAATGTCATCTTTACCAGCATTACCTATTCCAAACTTCTGTGACTGACATCTAATTTTTTCACACACTGATTTAAAAGTTGGCTCTTCACACCTATAGAAATACTTACTGTCTTGCACTTGCTTGTAGATAGTTTGCACTTCTCTACTTGGTAAAGGTGGCTTAAAATACTTACGATTGTATTCATCTAATCTATCTTCTAATTCATTTGGAAATCTATTGCGTAAATAAACACCCATTTGAAACAGGGACATGTTCCGTGATCCCTCGCTAAAGCCCTGTTCAGCAAGAGTTAGTAAACAAGGAGGAGCTCCTTTAAAATCGTCTTTATTACTTTGGCTGACTGGTTTTTCAACTTTGATTTCTTTTATATTATTAATAACTTTTGTTTCATAAAAAGCACAAAACTCTGACAGTTCTATTAAAGCCTCACCCTTATCATCGAAAGCATATCTTGTAGGATATTCTGGGTGATTGTAAGGTAGATTTAAAAAGTTACCTGTTCCTTTAGAATTTAATTCTATCTGCTTTGGAAATATTTCAGAGCCACCATAGCCTAGCCATGCGCATATCTCTGTAAGTTTCATCTGCATTTCTTTTGCTGTGGCTGGTTCTCTTACAAATAAAAATATATGTGCACCGCCACTCTTTGATTTACAAACAATCAAAGGAAAGTTTTTAGTTTGAATTTTTTTAATTAATGCTTTGTGATCTAAGCCGTCATAAGAGTCAATGTCTATTGCACCCCATGTACATGTATTATCATCTTTAATAGGTATGATACCTAAACTAGGTTCGCGACCTTCTAAATGATCTAACCATTTTTCTTTTGTTAAATTTTCTTTTTCAATCCAGGACTTAGCTTCTAGTTTACCTGATTCATTCTTAGAACGACTTTGTGTTTGACCATATGCTCGGTCCAAGCCACTAAAAATCTCTATAAATTTTTCTTTGTCGTCCATCAATTCTCTTTCTCATTCGTTGGTGAAATGGTGGCCTAAGAACCACCATTTCGTTAGTTAGTAATTAGTAAGGAGTGTTATCACTACCAGTAGTCTCTTCTTCATGTTTAACTTTTACTTCGCCTTTGTCAACACTTTCGTCAAATTGTTTTCCTGCCATGTAGATTTCTTGCGATTCTACAGGACCAACTCTTTCGATATCCCAGCCAAACCATTGGCCTTGATCGTTAGATTCTGGTACTGTTGTTAATCTGTAGATGTGAGAATAGGTAGCTGGATTAAAGAATCCACCATCCTTTTTCGGCAACTTTAAACCAAGCATTAAAGAATTCCATCTTTTAGCTTTTTTTCTTTGTGTACTTTTCATAGCAATTAATGCCTGAGAAGTTGTGCCGTCTTTGTTTATAATCAACACATAATAGTTAGCAGTGTATTCAATATAATTACCATTAGGTAATCTATCTTTGTTGCCTTCATCACGTGTAGTTGTTTTAAGTATATTACTAGTAACAGGGTGTATGTTTGCAGGTGCTCCTGTACCTTTACCCCTATCTGACCATTCAATTAACTGTGGTTGATATGAACAAGGCACTACTTGTACGCCTTCTTCTCCACTGTATAACTCTCTTGTCAGTGTATTAAACATCATACCTACTTCAGCACCCTCAATATATTTAGGTGATCTCTTTTTTACTTCATCGTTAGTATCACTAAGAATTCGTAAAAAAGGTATAGATAGGTCTTCTGCTGTAAGGTTATTTAAACCTTTACCTGCATCTTCTTCAAAGACAGAGGTATCGAAAGTGACAATGTTTGTCTCTTCTTTTTTCTTGACTGCGTTTGCCATTATATACTCCTTATGTTTTTCTTGTTATTTTAGTCTTCTGCCCGATAAACAAATTAAACTTATTGTCTGGGACAGATTTTCCTTCTTCGTGCCACTTTTTAATAGTAGCCTTCAGTGTTGAAGGATGCACTGAAACTTTTACTTCAGGAACAAGGCCCATTTCTTTAATGGTTTCTTCTAAATGTTTTGCTTTATTGCCTTCTCCCTTACCGAAACTTATACCAACATTATTTTTTATAATGTCTCCTAAACCGTTGGCTTCTAACCAACCATAACACTCTTTTGATTTTTCAGGATCTTTTGGAATTGACACATATATATCCTCAACTACTTTTACCTTTGATCCGTCATACATTTCTGTAGCTGTCAATCCTAATTCAGCCATTGCTGTAGGTAAAGTCTCACCTGATAGTGTTCTTAAATTTTCTTTTTGCATCTTTAAAGTTTCCTCTAAAGAAGCAATTAATTCTTCTAATTTTAATTGTTCTTGTAATAAAGAAGATATACTTTTTAAATCTTCTTGTTTAATTTTAGTTACCGCCTGGTCTTCAAAATCTATCGGACTCATCAATTTCACCTTTCTCGTTCATGTTAATACTAACTGGGTAGTAACGTCTTTCTTTTTTATCCCATTTTAGTATTTTAAATTTACCTCTGTTGACGTCAGATGCCACACAACCAGCTATAACCATAGCTGCTGGATCTCCCATCATTAAAAGATAATCATCATCACAAAAATCTTTAAGTTTTCTTTTTACTTTTCTAATAGCAGGTTGCGCACTAAACATAATTTGTGAGCCACTATCAAACAGTACTTCTATTTCTCCGTATGCTTCAGCACTTAAAACATTAACATAGGGATTTTCCTGTACTAAATAAACTTTTGGTTTTTTCTGTATCATCTTTCTATCTTTATATTTACCTCTTGATTTTTACTTTTGCAAGTATTATTATTATTTTTTAGAA